TAAGCGAATCCTCATCAAATCTTCCGCCTGATTCAGTAATAGATTGAATAACATCATCGAAATTATAATCATTGATAAGTTTTTTATGTTTATTTCCGTCTTTATCCCAAAAATCAATAATACGACTTCTTCCTTTAATTTTGCGTTCAATCTCAGCACGATTAGCCGCTGCATATTGCTCAGGAGAAACACCAAACGGCAATCCTTTAGGCTGCGTATCGAATCCGGGCGTCCTATACGGACCGCCCATCGCCTGTAACCACGACTGCCCCAGGTTGCGGTTGAAAAGCTGCTGCTTTAATTCCTGCGGCAGGTCTGTATTCTGGATAGCATTGTAGCCCTCGATAACTGCCGTCATCGGGTCTTTCTGTTTTCGGTTTATCGCATCCAGAACAAGCCTCTGTGTAACCGGATCGGAGATAGTGGTATTTTCTGGCAGATTAACACCTATGGCGTTAGCGGCTGATATAAAATCCTGTTGATTCTGGCGATTACGCATATTCTCAACCATATTCAAGGCCCCAAACTGTTCAACGGCCTCCAATGGCATTCCCCCTAATTGTTTCCGCATCAAGTCCTGTTGCTCTGGCTGGAACTGCTGCACGATGCTCTCAATGGCCTGTTTCCTGCGGTACTGCTTATCCATACCGGCAATCAGTCCTTGAAGGGCCTGAGTCAGGCCGGAATACTTATTTTCATAAATGACCGGAACCATTCTATTTCTCCTGTTTACTTAGTTTCGGAAGGAACATCCCCGTTTTCTTCTGATATTCAGCATACGCTTTGAAGCAATGATTCAATATCCGCTCTTCCGCTATAGCCCTTGAAGTAAAGAAGACTCCGGCCATAAATAGTATGCCAACTTCTGCCGAAATCAGGCTGACTCCGGATATAAACAGGATGCTTCCTAAATATGCCGGATGGCGGATATATTTGTAAATTCCGTCAGTTACCAGTCTTTCAGGGGCTTTCACCGCCAAACTGAAGCTTCCCTTGTGCTGTAGGATGGCTAAAAACCTCAGTCCCATTCCGGCAATTATCAGGATGATCGCTGCTGTCAGCTTCATCATACACCCCTACAACATTGACAACAGCCCACTTGCCAAGCTTCCTAACATTCCAGCCCCGGTCTCTGTTCCTGCAAGCATTCCCAATGCCGCGCCCAAAGCGTCGCCCCATCCAGACTGTTGGATACGCACTGGCTGAAATGCCTGTGTGCCGCCCAAAGCCGTGCCAAGGTATTGCAGCCACGGGTTATTGTACGCTTGTTCAGTCGCCCATTTGTTATACTGATCCGTTAAGAGTTGCTGCTGGTGGGCACTTTCGACGCCTCCGGCGTTCATCATTTGACCTGCCAGGTTTGCACCCATACCGGCCATTTGGCCCTGCTGGGCGGCAAGCTGGCCGGGCATCATTGCCATATTCATAGCCTGATTGATTCCCTGCTGCTGACGGCCTAATTGGGCTTGCTCGCCACTGAATAGCAGATTTGCAAGGTTAGCATTCAATGCGGTATTCATATTGGCCGCACTATTGGCAATGGCCCGCCGCATGGCCCCGCTGTCCGCTGCGTTCTGACCGGCGTATTTTTCCATGATCTGCGGCACGATGTCATTTTGCCAAGTCTGCATGGCAGGCGTCTTGACGGCCTCGTTCCAGTAGTTCCGGGCCGAAGTAGGGTCGAAGTCGGCCAACATCGTATCTAAGGCACTGGCCCCTTGATTAAGGTATGCCTGCCCCTGCTGGGGATTCCAGGCCGAAAGGCCTTGCGCCGTCGGCAGAAGGTTGCTAAAGAAGCTAATGCCGGACTGCTGCAACGGCGACAAATCAGCCGTTACCTGCCCCATATATGGCTGAATTCCCTGCCCTAATTGATCGCCAAGAAGCTCAGTCAATTGGTCTAACAATTGTCGCTGGCCTCTGGTCAGAGTTTTAACTTTTTCCGTCTTTGACGAGCCTTTCTTGCCCATTATTCAATCTCCATATTGACGAGTTCGGTCCTTTTGAAACCAACACGCTCAAACGCTCGCGGACGATTGGTTGCAAAAGTGATTTTTCGTTTCAGTTTTGAACCTTCCATTTGCTGCTTCAGGAATTCTGCCGATTTCAGCAAGGCGACGCCCGGCTTATCCTGATACTCCCGGTCAACCGAAAGGGCATTAACGTGAATGCACTCCTCAAATACATCGACTGCGGCCCAAAGAAAACCCTTGATTCTGTTCTGACTGTCCGCCAAGGCATATAACAGCGTCAATGGGTCCTTTGCCAGATTGGAACCGAAGGCGATAACGTGATCGATATTGACCTCTCCGCCCTTGACCTGCTCCATCAGGTAGCGAGGAACCAGATTAAAGTCATAAATCCGGATGAATTTGAGTTCGTCAAACTTAGCCATTGACCAGACCCCATTTTTGCAGTGTCTCATAGCGCTTGCTCAGGCTCTTGTGCCCGTCGAGTCTGTGCTGAAGGTATGAACAAACTTTCAATTGCTCGATAGCCCTGTACACGCTTCCCCACGCCCCGCCCAGGCTGTTGCCTCTTGCGGCTACAACGCCCAAAATGCCGTCAGAACCGGCACAGGCCAGTTTACCGCCCTTCAGATAAATATCCTGCCCCCAAAACGATTGCAGGCTTTCCATGCGGTTCAAGATCGACACGTCTTTGGCATATTCCTTCAGCAGCGTACTATCGGCATAGGGGAAAGGCGGTATGCTGATTCGCTCACTTGAAGCAAAGCCGCTGTGAAAATCAACATCAAAATCCTTGGCAAAGAAGTCCGTCAAGCGTCCTTTAAGCAAAGTCAGTAAACAGTAAATAGCGTCGTACCCGAATCTGCAATTACCGCAAAACAACGGCCTGCCGTTTCGTCTCACATAAATTATATGATTCGGCACATCCAGACAGTAAACCTTGCCCTTATACGGCACTCTTTGAGGCAGGAATGTTCCGGCACTTCTGATCCCTGCATCCTGCTTTCTAACGGAAAGCGAATACATATCGTGGTTTCGCGTGTAAACTTTATCCGTGAACTGTACCGGCGTTCCTTTCTGGTGTACCGTCTTGATATTGGACACCATGCCAAGTTTCATAATAATTTCCTGAACATCATCCGCAAGCCGCTTTGAAGATGTTCGAAAAGAAACCTGTCCCGTCCTTTTGTGTTTGCCGCCATCGCCAGCCACAAGCCCTTCAAATAACGCTTGCAGATATTCAGGGGCCAATTCCTTGAACTGATCGGGGATAAATTTTTCATGGCACAGCCCAAGTCCAAGATTCTTTATGTAGGTTCCAAGCTGAACACTGCATATTGAATATTTGTGCCCGCTATAATAGTACTTGAATGGCAGGGCGTTCATTATCGCATCTGTCCTGTGACGGTTCTTATCGGCCTGAGCAATATCTACTCTATAACATCCTTTTCCAAGACAGCCCTCGGCCAGATACAGCCCCAAAAACCGCAGCCATGCCTTCATATCTATTTCAATGGCCGGATGCTCAATCGGATACGTAATACTGTGCCTGTTATTTACATGCTGTTCAATGTGAGCGGGCAAACTAAACCTTGGCTCGTTTTTGCCCTGCCATTTGGCAATTCGCTTTAGTACGCCGCCATGCTTTGGCAAGTCTTGGGCCTTGATGATCTCAAATTCCGTCTTGCCGTTCTGCCGGAAATACATATCATGATCCGGCGTAACGAGCACGTCCAAATTATGATGTTTTCCGCCCTCATTTTTTATCTGGATCATATCGCCGCTATAATCTTTTTCGATATATCCAGTTGCCTTATGGTATTCAACGTGATCCGTTTGGGGGTTCAGCGTGCAAATCAGGTCGTTTTCAAGGTCAACATCCCGAAACAGCTTCCAGCCGCTTTTTGTCAGCACTTCGGTTTGGTCATCGTAGCAACTCCATTCTAAAAAGTATGGTTTTTGGTCCTTTTCGCCGATTATGCAATTCGCATCACATGGGCCAATATAGCCATCCTTACGGAGATATTCAGCCATTTTGACAAGCTGTGGTCCGCAAATACCATCTAAATCCTGATCTATCCAGACAGTATTGCTTTGACTGCCGATTGCAGGACCAAGATTGCCGTCCATCAGCCGCTTATTTTCCAGCGTATGATTGAGGTGGACCGGGCCTTTCGGACCAAGCCACACCTCAGAGGAAAGTTCGACTCCGTCGATCTTCTTTTGCAAAATGAAGTCGATCTTTTCACCTAAACGCTGGCGGTATTCAGATTCCAGTTTTGTTACCAGTTCGCCGGGGAATTTTTCCACATAGGTCAGGTCCAAATCCTGATTATCTTCCGGCTTAAAAACCCACAGGTCGTTACTGGATTTTAAGAATCTAATCCCCTCAGAAAGCGTTTTGAAGCGATTCGTTTCAGGAATCGAAAAGCCCATCCTTTCGGCCAGTTCAACGCCTTTAGCCCGGCCAAGTTCAATATCTTCACACACGGTTGAACAGCCGATCACCTTAACCGACTTTCGGAGTTTATCGGCTACAGGCCCGAAAACGGATTTACTGCTTGTCTTGAGTCCAAAGGTCTTGAGCAACGCAACATCCTGTTTAGTCTTTTCATTAGGCCTTGTAATATCAAAAATGACCAAATCAGCTTTCTTAACAGCCGCTTTAAGCTGGACTAAATTTAGCTTTGGCACTAAACCATCGTAATTATTGCGATAGGCCGGACAATGCAGATAAACCGAG